AATGATTTGTGGAATACATAAATGCGGAACAAAAATAAACATTAAAACTATGAAATTCATTGATAAAGAAAATAATACAAATTTAGCTGTTTGTAATTTTCATTATGAAGATGATAAAGCAAGAAAAAAATATGAATAAAAGATTTGTATATCATTCTTCTGTAAATAAATCAATAGAATGGTATACACCTTATTACATATTTGAAAAATTAAATATAGAATTTGATTTGGATCCAGCAAGTAATGATTTTAGTAATTCGATAGTAAAAGCAAAAAATTATTTTACTAAAGAAGATGACGGACTAAGTAAAGAATGGAACGGCAAAGTATGGCTTAATCCACCATATGGAATACTTACTAAGATCTGGATTAAAAAAGCAATAGAAGAGTATGAAAAAAATAATATTCAAATAATTGTTTTATTATTTGCTAGAACTGACACAAGTTGGTTTCACGAATCATTACAATATTTTGAACAAATTTGCTTTACCAGAGGCAGAATCAAATTTATAAATGGGACTACTAAAGAAGTTGCAAAAGATTCGCCAAGTTCTGGTAGCATTTTTTTAAGTATTGGAAATGAAATGAACAAAGCGGTTAAAAGAGCTGACTTTGGGACTTGTATAAATTTAAGGGGGAAATAATGGCTTATATACCATATTCATTTAGAGATAATGTATTACCAAATAATTTAAAAACTCATGAAGACAAATTAATTTGGGCTTTAAGAAGATTCAAATTAGAAAAACCTTTATCAACTAAGGAACTTGTTTATGAACTTTATATAAGCAGGTTGTCTAGTTCTGTTCATAAATTAAGAAAACGTGGCTACATAATTGATGTGACAGATAATCCTAAAGGTGATGGAGCATACTATCAATTAATTGCTTTACCTGATGAAGAACTAAGATTGAATGTATGAGTAGCGAGTTATTTACAACTTGTATCTGCACATATTTTCATAATTGCTACGAGTGTGGAAGTATGATATTTGGCGGTGCTGAAAGACACTATCAAAAAATTAAGGGGGAATTTGCAGGACTTGTTGTCTGTAGTAATTGTTTAACAAGATGAAAGGGGCTGTATGCAATTTGAAACCGATGTTAAATTTAATATCGTTGCACGTTGGGTTATAGAATCAAAAATATCAGATAAGTCAAAAGTAATTTATGTAGTGCTTTGTGGTTTTGCTGATAGTGAGGGGAAGTGTTATCCCTCACGATCCACTATTGCAAATCGTGCAGGTTGTTCTGTTAAGTCAGTTGATAGAGCAATAAAAGAACTGGAAGAAGTAAAAGCTATCAAAGTTTATAGAGAGAAAAAAGCTGACGGCAGTAATGCTGTTAATAAATATTTTCTTAATCGTTTTGAGGGTAGGGTCATAGAAGTCGCTAGGGGTAGCGACGCAGACGACACTAGGGTAGCCCCTGAGAAGTCGCCCAAAGAAAACCATATTAAGAATACCAATAGAAGACGTGATTTAATTTTTGAAGAGTTAGCAAATAATTGCGGTATTGATTGGAATAAGGCTCCAAAGAATGAATTAGGAAGATTACAAAAAGCAACTAAGCAACTTAAAGAAGTGGACGCCACGCCAGAAGAAGTAAGAGCTGTAGCAGAATGGTATAAAAAGAATTGGAAAGATATTGAAATAACACCGACAGCTTTAGTTAGTAATTGGACAAAGATTAAAAAGAATCTTAAAGATCTGGAAGTTGCAAATAAAGTATGGGATTGTAATATTGATGGCCATAAATTCCGTGATAGTGGATATGACCATGCTAAATATCAATTACACGTCTGTTTTTTTTGTTTAGAAGAAAAAAAGATTTATGCCTAATATATCTCATATATATTCTATAATGTATATATTATGACAGAGTTATTTATTTACAGATGTGATATGTGTAATGAAGTAATGCAGGAAACTGAACCACCTATGGAATTGGGCGGTAAAGGTTTACCTCATTGTTCTTTATGTGTTTCGCATATCGAATCATTAGTTTGAATAAATTGGAAAGGGAATTATGAACGATATATCAATAATTTATATTGCTTTTGGCCTATTAGCATTTCTTTGTTTAGGTGCTTTATTAGGTGAAGTAGTAGTTAAATTAGTAAAAATGTTCGGCTTTGATTTCGATGATGAAGTTAATGTTGATTTCATGGATCGATTGAATAATGGCGAACAATTATCAGCTGACAATATGTTCGAAATTAAAAATGATTAATTGGGACAACGTAGTTGGTATAAAAGAAATTGCACAGGAAACTGGATTGAAAGAACAAACACTTCGACAATACAGAACAGACGGCAAAATGCCCGAACCAGACGCAATTAAAAGTGGAAATCCACTTTGGGATATTAATACCATTTCAAAGTGGTTTAGAAATAGGGGAAAATAAAATGCCCGACATTGTATTTATGGACAGCGACGGCAACGAAGTTGTTAAAGATTTAAAAGACATTGAAAGTTTTGATGACTTTAAAAATGCTTTTAAAGAACTACAAAATAAAAAAAAGAAAAAGGGGAAAAAGTGAAACAAAGATATGCACTTGCTAAAGTCTTCCCAAAAGACTTTATAAAGCAAATAAAAAAAGCTCATGGCGAAGAAGATTATTTGCCTTTTGGAACTATCGCTCAAAGACTTTTAGAAGTCTGCGGGAATTATGATTGGTCAATTAAGGAAATCGTTTATGAGCCTAACGGTCAAGTGAGTGGTTGTATAGGTGAATTACAGGTTATAGTGGACGGACAAAGTTTTGCAGTTCAGGGATCTGGAAGTGCAAATACAATCAATACAAAAGACAATAACGGCGACTTATTAAAAAAAGCAGAGTCAGACGCCTTTAAAAGATGTGCAAGAAATCTAGGGCTAGGTTTACATTTATGGACAGGCGACAATCCATATTGGCTTGAAAAAGTATTAGACGCTCAAGTTAATGCTAAACCTCAAAAAGCAGAAACCAACAGGGTAGCTACTCAGACGCAGTAGCACATCAAAACTAAGTGACGAGTTTGCAGCCCTCGTCACTTAGTTGCATTAAACTGATTATATGATATTTTTAGAAAACAATAATTACATAATTTGTTGGAATTGTTATGAAACTTGGGTAGTTGGCCATATGGATTGGATAGCTTTAGAATGTCAATTATGCAATTACGAAATTAAAAATCACACACTTAACAGAATGGTTTGGAAATGGTGCACAAAGAATTTGACATAAGAGAAGATGAAACTTATAGCGATTGGAAACGACGCAAACACGAAGAAATGGGATTAAGTGGAATCGGACAAAAAAATTCAAGATCCAAAGAAAATTGGTCAGAAAATCAAAAGCGTGGTTTGCGAAATAAAAATAAAGGCAGAAGAAAACAAAATATTGCTAGAAAAAAATTAATGATTCCAGACGCCAAATTTCGTTCACGAATGGGACACGAAGAAAATTGGGGCGGAAATATCAGAGTCGAAGTCAAGTCGGGTGCTCAAGTCAAAACGATCTGGACAAAATACACTCAAGCAAAAAAGCAAAGCGACGATAATAAAAACATAGGCGACAGCCGACCATTTATGTTTGTAGCTATGCCCGACGGAACTACAAATGGTTTAGTGATTGCAGAACTTGATGAAATAGTAAATATTGTTACAGCTTTGATAACAACGTGGAACGAAGATTTAGACGCATAAACAGGCCATTTTGAGCCGTTTTAAGCAATTTGTTTACAGCTCGTTCACTACTCTAGGGGCTGTTTGAATTGAGGTAAATTTAAAAAAAACTTATAAAAACAGGCTTTTTTGGTTGTATATATAAAATATATATTATATAATGAGGGTATGAAAACAACTTATGAAACTTACAAAGCAGGACTAGAAAACTTTGTTGTAGAATTAAAATCAGCAACACAAGATCTGGAACTTGTTTACCACGAAGATTATTCCGCTGAGAATAAAGAGTGGACAGTAAGTGTTAAAGACAAATCTTCATATAATCATAACCATAGTAAAGAAGTGTTTATCAATGGTCAATGGATTTATTGGGGACATACTATCAACGGCGGTGGATTCAGCGGTTCAACAAAAGGTTCAATAATGAGAACTTTTGACAGATATGGAAATCCATATCGCTACTACTTCATCGTTGGAGATAATCAACAAGACAAGACACTAAAAGTATGGGCATTGGACAAGAACTCTTTTCCAGTAAAAGTTGCCCATAAACCATATAACAAATAAAAAGGGGAAAAAA